CGCATCGCTCTCCGACTCGACCAGGCTGCAGAGCGTTTCGCCTCCACCGAAATCGCCGCGGGCTACCTGCAGCAGAAGGGCGGCGAGCCAATGTCTGGCGAGGAGCTGGGCGAACTTGCCGCGTCGTGGGCCGCGGCCCGCCGCGAGAACGCGATCGGTGCACTCAACGAGTTTGTCGAGTGGCGCGAATACTCGTCGGACCCGTCGAAGTTGCAGCTTGTCGAAGCCCGCAAATATGCCGCGCTCGAAATGGCTCGCGCTTGCAACGTGCCCGGTTACCTCCTCGGGATTGACCAGTCCGGCATGACCTACCAGAACGCACAGCAGTCTCGTCAAGACCTGTATCTGTTCGGCGCAAAGCCGATCCTTCACGCGATCGAGGAACGCCTCAGCATGGACGACGTGCTCCCCCGCGGCCGTCACGTCCAGTTCGACGTTGAGGAATATCTCGAGGATTACAACATGAAAGAAACCGAACTCGTACGCGAACCGTCGCCGAGTCTGCCCGAGGAGGACATGAACCTCGAATGATCCAGTTCGAAGCCCAGCCCATCATTATCGCCGAAGCCGGTGAGGACTCGCCCAGGACGATCTCCGGAGTCGCCGTCCCGTGGAACGTTGCCTCAACGGTCGCCTCGGGCCAGACGGTGAAGTTCCTTCGCGGCGCGTTCAACACCGCGGCCAAGCCCGCCAAGTTGCTTGAAGGTCACGACATGACGCAGCTGCGCGGCGTCGTCACCGCCCTTGAGGACCAAGAGGACGGCCTTCACTTCACGGCTCGTTTCGCCAAGACCCGCGCCGCGGACGAAGCCATCGAACTCGTCAAGGCTTCGGCTTACGACGCGGTCAGCGTCGGTGCGATCCCCCGCAAGTTCAAATTTGACCGCGACGGCACGATGGTCGTGTCCAGCGCGGACCTTCTGGAAATCAGCCTCGTCGCCGTCCCGGCGTTCGCAGACGCCCAGATCACAGAAATCGCCGCATCCTCGGCCGACCCAGAGGACGACGAAACCCAACCCCAAGACACCCCACAGGAGGACCAAGTGTCAGAAGAAATCAAGGCCGAGGCCCCTGAGGCACCGGCAATCATCCCCACGCCCCTGTTCGCAGAGGCCCGCCGCCAGTTCAAGTTGCCGTCGGCAGCCGAGTACATCGCCGCGATGACCCGCGGTGGCTCGGACTTCGCACAGCTGAACGCCAACATCCGCGCCGCAGCTGGTGACGAGACCACGGGCGACACGCCAGGTCTGTTGCCGACCCCGGTTCTCGGACCGATCTACGACGACATCAACCCGATCCGTCCGCTCGTCTCGGCACTCGGCACTCGCTCGATGCCTGGCTCCGGCAAGGTGTTCATCCGCCCGCAGATCACCACGCACACCGAAGTTGGCGAGCAGTCAACCGAACTGACCGGCCTCGCCACCCGCACAATGATCGTGAACGATCTGCAGGTCACAAAGAAAACGTTCGGAGGCACGGTGTTGTTGTCCGAACAAACGGTGGACTTTAGCGAACCCTCCATGCTTGACGCGGTGCTCCGCGATCTCGCTGGACAGTACGCACTCGCCACCGAAGCCGAAGCCGTCGCCACCATGGCCGGCAACATCGGCAGCGGCAACCGCGAAGTCACCGACCTGACCGACCCCGTCGAGGTCATCGCCGACATCTACGCAGTCGCCGCGCTCATCGCCGGTGTTGGCAACTACCTCCCGACCCACATCATCTGCAGCCCCTCGGTGTGGGCAAAGCTCGGCTCGCTCAAGGGCACGAACGACATGCCGATCTTCCCGCAGACGGCACCGATCAACGGCGTCGGCACCCTTCCCGGTGGCGCGACCGCATGGAACGGCAACCCGCTCGGCCTGCAGCTCGTCGTCTCAAACCAGATCACGACCCAGTCCGTCCAGGGCAACGACGCCAAGGACTACCTGTTCCTCGCCAACGCCCGCTTCATGGAGGTCTACGAGCAGCAGAAGGGCGCAGTCAGCGTCGAGGTGCCCAGCACCCTCGGCCGTCAGCTCTCGTTCCGCGGCTACTTCGCCTCGGTGATCATGGAACAGAACGCCTGCTGGGCACTCGGACCCGCAGTCTGACCGAACCACACCTAGAACCGGAGACCGACAATGGCAACAGTCACCACAGCATCACGAACAGATGACGTGGCCTCGCTTGTCCTGAACTCGGTCTCCGGTCTCGTGGCAGGCGAAAAAGTCCACGTCTACAACGTCGGCAACAACCTCGACGGCGACCACATCCTCCTCAGCGTCACGATTGCGACCAATACGGTCACATACGCAGACAACGGGGACGACGTGGCCGCCTACAGCCCATCCAACGGCCTCCTCATCGAGGAAGTGACGTGGATCGACGCCGACGACGTAGAAGTCGCACTCGGCTACGCACCAGCCGCGGCATCCGTTGACGAGGCATACCTCGATGACGCCACCAAAGCCGCGAACGCCTGGGCGTGGCGCAAGAGGCACGAAGCCGGATACCTGGACGACAACCCAACCGTCGCACCCGGAGCAGCAGTCAAGTTGGGCACCACGCTCTACGCCATGACCCTGTTCCGCGAACGCGGATCCGTTGACTCGTTCGCATCCTTCCAAGACATGACCATCACCGCCGCGCCCGGAACGATGGGGCAGATCATGCGCCTACTCGGCATCAACCGAAGCCAGGTAGCGTGACATGGCCGCCACCGGGATTTTGGCCGAGGCACGGTCGGCCATCGTCGCAACGCTGACGACTCTCGGTGTGCAGGCCGTGACCGACCCAAGAAACATCCGGCCCCGCTCCGTGCTCGTCGAGGCCCCAACCTTCACGTCGTTCACCTACAACGTGGGGGACATCAGGTTCACCCTCCGCATCGTGGCAGCCCCACCAGGCAACCAAGACGCCGAGGACTACCTGATCACGACCGCCGACCGGATCATGAACAGCTCTTTGGCTGTGACCGACGGGAGGCCAACACTCACCGACATCGGCGGCCAAACCTTGCCGTCGTATGACCTCACCGTCGCCGTGGCTGTGCGGCGCAACTAAAGGAGAAACAATGCCCACCACGTTCCTGTCCAATGCGACGATCAACATCACGCAGGGCGCGACCACCTACGATCTCAGCGCGGAGGCCAATCAAGTCACGCTGACGGTCGGCAAGGACGCTCTGGAATCGACCAGCTTCGGCGATACTGGGAGGACGTTCGTCGCGGGCCTCCAATCCGTAGAAGTCTCGATGACCCTTTTCCTGGCTTACGGCGGCACCGGCGCAACCAGCGAAACCGAAGGCGCGCTCTGGGACCTTGTCGGCAAATCGTCGACCTTGGTGATTTCGCCTTCCGGAACCACCGAGTCGGCCTCGAACCCCGAGTACACGATCACCGGCGCTTACCTCGAATCGTTCACGCCGATCAACTCGACCGTCGGCGAACTCGCCACCGTCGAGGTCACCTTCACGGGCGGCACTTTCGCCCGCGACGTCACATCACCCTGATCCAACACCTAACCGTGCCTTAGGAGGACAACATGAAAATCACCCTTGCAGTAGACACCGGAGAAGGCCCCGTCCACGTGACGACCAACTTCATGAACGTCATCGAATGGGAACGCAAATACAAGCGCCGCGCCGGAGACCTCGCGAACGGCATCGGAGCCGAAGACCTCGCCTTCCTGGCATACCAGGCAAGCAAGTCAGCCGGTATCACAGTCCCGCTCCTGTTCGATGACTTCGCCAAGAAAATCGTGTCGCTCGAGGTCGTGTCGGAGGAAGACACAAACCCTACCCAACCGGGACCTGGAGCCGCGGGCTAGCGCAGCTGCTAGTCATCACCGGCTTCTGGCCCCCAGACATACCGTTCGAACCACGGGACCTAACAACCGCGATCGACATCATCAACAAGTCCAGAAAGGAGCGCCGATGACAGCCACCGCGAACATGAAACTCGTCGGCGTCAAAGACGACTTGAGGACGATCCAAAAACTTGACAAAAGTTTGCGCCGCGAGATTACGAGGGAATACAAAAAGATTGTCGAGGAGCCGGTCGCCGCGATTAAAGCAAGCCTCCCGACCCGCGCCCCGCTGTCAGGCTGGGAACGCAAATGGACAACAAGGTCCGGCTACCTGATGTTGCCCTGGGACGTGTCACTCGCCCCAAAGGGCATCAAACCGTTTGTCTCCGGCAAACAGCCGAAAGAGTTCCGAGGCGTCGTCAAAAATCTTGCAGTTTTTGGCATCAAATGGACAGCAGCCCAGGCGACCTTGTTTGACATGAGCCGAAGCGCCAACACTTCGCAAGGCGAATGGATGATCCGCGGTCTTAACAACCGTTTCGGCAAAGCCTCACGCGTCATGTGGCCGGGATACGAGCGCTACGCCGACCGCGTTGAGCGGGAAGTCCGAACACTCGTAGATGGCGTTGCAAAAGCAGCGGACCGACTCACCAGATCGAAGGCGGCCTAAATGGCAATTACCATCCCCATCGTCTCCGAGTTTGACGGCAAAGGCGTCAGCCGCGCCATCCAAGAGTTCAAGCAGCTGGAAACCGCAGGCGAGAAAGCCCAGTTCGCGATCAAGAAAGCGGCGATCCCTGCGGCGGCCGCGCTCGGTGGTCTGGCTGTCGCTGGGTTTTCTGCAGCCAAGGCCGCGATGGAAGACGAGAAGTCTGCCGCAGAACTCGCGCGCACCCTGAAGACCTCGACGCAGGCCACGGAACGCCAAGTTGCGGCGACCGAGGACATGGTCTCCTCGATGACGCTGGCGACCGGCGTAGCCGACACCGATCTCCGAAACGCCCTGTCAACGCTCGCCCGCGGTATGGGATCCACGGAACTGGCCACCGAGAATCTGCAATTAGTACTTGACATAGCCGCAGCGACAGGCCGCGACACGGCCACGGTGGCAGAAAGTTTGAGTAAGGCGTACAACGGGCAGACATCGGCGCTCGCAAAACTCGATCCCTCGATGCGCGGCCTCGTCAAAGAAGGCGCATCGTTCAACGAGATCGGCAAGATCATGGCCGACACCTTTGGTGGTGCAGCTGCAACCGCAGCCGAAACCGCCGAAGGCCGTTTCAACCGAATGAAGGTCGCGATCGGCGAAACCCAAGAATCGATCGGCGCGGCCCTGCTCCCGATCATCGAGAAGCTTCTCCCCTATTTGGAAAAAATGGCGACCTGGGTGTCGGAAAACACCGACCTTGTCGTCAAGATCGGCGTCGCCGTCGGAGCATTCGCCGCGGGCATTGTGGTCATGAACGCCGCCCTGACCGCGTGGGAGATCGTGTCCAAGGCTGCGACCGCCGCGCAGCTCCTTTTCAACGCCGCCATGTCGGCCAACCCGATCGTTCTGGCCACCGCCGCGATCGTCGCTATCGGTGCAGCGGTCGTCATTGCCTACAAGAAGTTTGAGCCGTTCCGCGACATCGTCGACTCGATCGGCGGGTTTTTGAAAGAAGCTTTTACCAACACGGTGAACGCGATTAAGACCGGCCTGAACGTGTACGTCGGGATCTACAAGAGCCTGTTCAATATGGTGGCGAAAGCCTGGAACATGACCATTGGCGGCTTCGGCTTTGAGGTCCCAGACTGGGTGCCCGGCCTCGGCGGTAGAGGCTTCAAGATCCCCGAGATTCCAATGCTCGCCGCGGGTGGCATTGTCACCGGCCCGACCCTGGCCATGATCGGCGAAGCAGGCCCTGAGGCCGTCATCCCGCTTGACCGCCTGAACGGCATGGGTGTCGGCGGCGGCGTCACGATCAACGTCCATGGAGGCGACCCCGAAGCCGTCGTTGACGCGCTGCGCCGCTATATGCGCATGAATGGCTCAATCCCGATCCGCGTGGGGAACGCCTACTGATGGGCGCAAGATTCAAGGTCTATTACAACCTCGGCGCAGGCGAGGTTGAGATCACCAACGTCTTGTCCGTCAACTGCAACGTCGGTCGCCGCGCCCAGCTTGACGCCTACCGAGCGAACACCGCGACCGTCGAGATCCGCTACCCCTCGGGCTACGCCAGCCCGAACGCGGCGTTTGTGCCAGGCACCGAGATCCGTATTACGACGCTGCACAACTCGCTGGAGCGCCAGGTGTTCCGCGGCGAAATCGCCGACGTGTCCGTCACCTACGGCAAGCCATACGCGTCCAGCACCGGCCCAGCCGACATCCTGACCTTGAGCTGCGAGTCGTATTTCGCGACCATGGGCCGCACCCAAGGCAACGGCTATGTGCTCGCAGCCGACAATCTCAACGACCAATGCAACGATCTCTTCGCCAACTTCGGATTCGACATTGTTACGCCAAGCGGTTTCGGAGCAGAAACCCTTTTTGCTTCAACGACACTCAACGGCACGATCGCCGACTGGGTAAACCTCGTTGCCCTCAGCATGAACGGCCGAATCCAAGACGCAGGCCCAAGTTTCGGTCTGATCATCTTCAACCAGTACTACAAGCCAGCCAACTTTTACGGCGATTTTTCGGACGACGGCACAGTCGGAACCAACAGTTACACCGAAATCAGTTTCGATTCGCTCGCCGACAACTACTACACCCAAGTCACCGTTGATCCCGAGTCCTACGCCGCCCAGACCGTCCAGACGGGCTCCGCCCCATACCGTTCCTACAAAGTCAACACCTTAAACGCGTCGACCGGGCAGGCACTCGATTACGCGAACTATCTGCTGTCCACGTATCAAAATCCTGCGCTTGCCATCTCGTCTTTCCGAGTGTTTATCGACGACCAAAACGACAACCCGACATTTGGCTGCACAGATCTCGGCACGGCGATCGCGGTCAAGTTCCGCGGCACGACCTACCAATGCATTTTGGAAGGCGCGACGCTGACCGGATCGCCTCAGACCGGCGTCTACGCGACGTACTACGTTTCGGGCGCAGACCTTAACAACTATCTCCTTCTTGACAACGCCGTCTATGGGCGGCTCGATTTCAACAAACTGGGGTACTAATGGCCACACCTACAACCCTTCCAGCATCATTCACAACCGGGGCCGTCTTGACCGCCGCGCAGATGAACGATTTGCGCGGCGCATTTCGTGTCTTGCAAGTGCTTCAAGGCAACACGACATCTCAAGTTGCCAACTCTGGGACCAGTTACATTGATACAGGCGCAAGCGTCACGATTACTCCAAGTTCTACGTCAAGCAAAATACTTGTCGTTGCCTCGACTGCGATCTACATGGCTACCGCTGATTGCACGGTATATGTGCAACTTTTGCGCGGCGCAACCCAAATTGGTTTGTCGGTACAAAATGACAGCACGAGTGCAAACGCGCACCAAACCTCGGTAATCGTTTACCTTGACAGCCCGAACACGACAAGCGCAACGACGTATAAAACACAGTTCAAAAACAACAACGCCTCCAAAGATTCCTACGTTTCCAACAGTTCTACGATGACTTCGGTCACAGTATTGGAGATCTCGGCATAATGATTTACCGCACCGCTTTCGTGGCGGTGCTTCTGACCGTGCTACTCGTCGCCTGCGGTGACAAGTACAGAGGCATCTGCCTCGAGCAACCTCGAATGAAGAACAAAGCCCTCGGCATCACCGGCAGCACCGTTTACGGCGACGCCCAGATCCAAGCGCGGGCCTGCCCATGAGACCCCGCCTCACCCCCGCCGAACTGAACGTCCGGCTCCGGTTCATCGTCGGCATCGTCCTCGCCGCGGTGCTCGCCTTCACCATGTGCGCGATGCTGTACGGTCTCCTGTTCGTCTACCAGGGCGACCAGTTGACAGCCGTCGACGCCGAGTTCTTCAAACTGATGAACCCCGTCGTCATGTTCCTTACCGGCACCCTCTCGGGCGTGATGATCGCATCTGGGGGCAAGGTCGACCGCGACGGGGACGGCATCCCCGATGACCAGGAGGTCCAAAGTGGACAAGAAACTGAAAATCGGGCTGATCCGCATAGCGCGTGACGCCGCGTCCCGTGCCCTGTACAAGATCGCAGCTGCGATCGCACCGCGAGGCGAATGATGGCCGCCAAAAAGAAAGCCGCCGGCCCCAAAGCCCCAGCCGCGCTTAATTGTCTGATGCCGTACACCGGCAACAGCGACGCCACCCCATCGGGTAAAGGCACCGCCCAAGCCATCAAGTTCGCCCAAATCATGAACGACCGCTGGGGCTTCACCAACCTCGGGATCTACGCCTACCGGCCCATGAGAGGCTCCGACAAGCTCTCAGTCCACGCCACAGGCCGCGCCGTCGACCTCGGCTACAAACCCGACTTCCAGCCGCGGGTCACCGAGATCTGCGACTGGCTCGCCGAGCACTACTTCGAGTTAGGCATCGAGGAGATCCACCAGTACTCGTGGGAAGGCTCCGACTGGGGCCGCGGGTTTCGATGCTGTCGTGACGGCAAGCCCGGCTGGAAGACCTGGACTAAGGAAGCCAACGGCGGGACGCCAGGCGGCAAATGGATTCATGTCGAAATGAAACCCAATCTGAACCCGCAAGATCTTGTCCGCGCATGGAAAGCAATCGAACCGAAACCGGCAAAATAACCGACGACTGGAAATCCACCACCCCGGGTGTGATAAGTATTAATGTACTCATCATCCTGACCCGACCAGGAGGACTCAAATGCCCCGAACCACTACGATGTGGGCGGGCCAAGCGAGTGCTTCGTTTCCCTCAAATCTGTCCCCCACATATGATCTATTATGGGCGATCTCGGGAAACGCAAGCGCAGCAAGGCCTCGCCATACGGATTCTCAACGGAACGCCCCTTTCTTCCCGTTATGTAAAAAACCACGGGTGGGCCAAGCGGGAGGCGCTCAACGTCGATTCCCATCCTGCCCAGCCGTCGAGCATAAGGCAACAGAACATCCATACCTAAAGGCGGCGGCATGAACCGCTGGCCGCTTTGCGAGGTCTGCCACCGTCCGATGACGGTCGGCCAGAACCGACGCCACGGGGTCTGCGACCCGGCACATCCGGCATACCAGGCACCACGCCCGCACGACGTTGGCATCGCCAAATCGCAGCTGGCCGCCGACCACAAATGGACCCCCGAACAGGTCGCTTACGTCGACCGAACCATCGAGGCCACCGCCCGGATGCTTCCAGCGTTCACCGCCGACGACATCTGGACACGCCTCGGCGACGACTTCCCCGTCACCAAAGGCATGGCAGCCCGACTCACCGCCGCGGCGAAACGCGGTGTGATCCAAAACACCGGCGACACCCGCTTCTCGACCAGAGGCGGAGCTCATTGCCACAACCAACGCCTCTCCGTTTGGCGCTCACTCATAGGAGGACCCTCGCTTATGTTGCTCTCACAGAAAGACGCCCGTTGAGGCGTATGGCGGCCGCCGTGATCCTTCTTGCCGCCCTACACACCAGCCCGACAGAAGCCAAGGTGTATTCCTGCCGCGACTACGTCGATCTCGCCCGCGAGGTCGGCTGGCCAAAATCCGAACGCGGGAACATCCGCCGGATCATGTGGCGGGAATCGCGTTGCAACCCCGATGCCTTCAACGGGCGTGACCCTTGGGGCGGCTCGATGGGGTTGCTCCAAATCAATGGGTCAAATCTCGGCTGGGCGATCCGCAACGGCTGGATTGACACCCGCGAAGACCTCTTCAGGCCGCGGCAGAACCTGCGTGTCGCTCTCGAACTTTGGCGTCTTTACGGCTGGAGGCCGTGGGGCACCAAGTCATCAACCAACCAATAACAGAAAGAAGACCCCGACATGTCCACAATGAATGACCTGGCACTTGCCAAACCAGACACCATCGTCCTTCTGGATGATGCCGCCCAGCTGATGGCCGACTACGGCTTCGAAGACCTCTCGATGGTCATCGAACTCGTCCTGCGCGACTTTGATCGGCGGACCCGATGAAGCCGGTCTCCACACGGATTCGTGAACGGCTCGCGCTCCACGCCCAGATCATGAACATCGACGACGACCCCGACCTCGTCCTCATGCGCGAAGCTGCCGACGTCCTCGAGTTCATGGGCAAGGTCATGCACCAGCTCCTCGTCGAGGAGTCCAAAGCATGAGCTTTAACCTGGACAACTACGAACCCGTAGCACCACGCCTCGCCCGCTGGATCGAATCAGTCGCCGAGTCCGGCGGTCTCCCCCGCGTCATCACAGACATGGTGCACCGCGGTGACGGCTGGTGCGTGTTCAAGGCCAGCCTTTACATCAACGAAGACCTCGTGTCAACAGGCTGGGCCGAAGAACACCAGACCGAGCGTGGCGTCAACGCCGCGTCCCACGTCGAGAACTGCGAAACGTCAGCCGTGGGCCGCGCGCTCGCCAACATCGGCATGGCCGGATCCGATCCCGCTAAGCGCCCGAGCCGCGAAGAAATGCAGAAAGTCGCCAGGCACCCAAGCCAGCAACCCCGAGCCAACCTTGGCAGCGCCGCGGCAAAGCCCTCCGGCATCGCGACCGAGGGCCAGCGCACCTTGATCAAAACCATGGCGACCGAACGCGGCCTCGAGATCGAAGTCATGC